TTGCAATCCAAGATAAAAGTTATCGCCACCCTCATAAGGTTCATAATCAAGTTGCTGCCTTATTTCATTAGGCGTAAAGATGCCGGAAGTAATAGCAGTTTGAGCAGCACGAATAGTATTAGCACGGTCACCACGTTGATATTCACTAACATCAAAGCGAGCATAAGACGCACCAGGCAAAAGAGTACTAAACCCCTCCTCAATACGAGCAAGCCAAGGCAACAAAGTATGGCGAACAAATTGGATACCTGAACTCTCAACATTTGAATAAAGACCAGACGAACCATCAGCATGAATTAAATAACTTGGGATACGATAAACCCTGGCTATTTCTTTTACAATTTGATCCCTTGCTTTTACGAGCTCATCACCAGCAGAATCAGAAATCGCCTTCCATTTCAAACCACCCGTAAGAACGGCTGGCTTTCTTTGACGATTGTGAGAATTACTCCAGGTAGACTGCAAAACTTCAGCCTGCTCCTTGGTCATTGCTTGGTCAGTTTCCAAGATTGATGACGGAGTGGCACCCTGGCCATAGAACTGTCCGATGTGACGTTCCATCGCAAGAGCAACACCGATGGTGTTTTTTTGAGTTTTTAAAGGACTTACACCAGCATAAGAACCAGGATAAGTAAACCAGGTAAAGTGCAATATATTATTTTTTGAGTAAACACGATCGTTAAATTTATACATTTTTTGATTGCCTGACATTTTTAATCTGACATTTTCAGGATGCAAACAAGACAAAGCAATAGGACGCTCAGCTGTGTCACGGTCAACAAGAACGTAAGCATTACCGTGCAACGCCATGGACGCAACAAGTTGATGAATAAACTCAAACCTTGACTGGTTCAAATTAGGACTTCTTAAAAATCGTGGAGTCTTTAAATTTATATTACGGTCGTCAAATTCACGATAAACTTTTATTGGAAGTGCGGCGATTGAATCTGCCAAGATTGAAACGCAAGCTAAAACAGTTGAAACTCCAAGTGCAGTAACCTCGTTGACACTTTCGCCTGAGTACCCCGGGATGCCATCCCTTTGAGCTAACAAATCGGCAAGGTTGCCTAAAGCAGCGTCTCGTTTTTCAGTTTTTCTAGCAAAAATACTCATCGATTATAAAAATAGCTCCCTAGCAATAAACCAGCTCCAAATACTATGTAGGCCGCAGCCTCACTATAAGCCCAAACACCGGCAACAATAAAACACAAGCCGGCAAACTCAATAGCTAAGAACATGGACCTTATCACCACTCTACTATACCAATGTTTGATGGTTCCGGTGGCCTAGATGGAAACGTTAAACGGTCCAGGCACATGACCATCGCAATTGCTCCGTCAATTTTACGCTTACTTTTACCTTTTGATAAACGAAACCCACGGTCAGTAGGACGAGAAACAGCAGACAAGACCTGGTCATTAAAAGTGCTTTGATTTTTATGGCGTAATTTTTTAGAAGTTATTATTTTATAAGCCTGACCGCATGCAGGCACCATCCTGCCGTGAGATTGCGGAAACTCAACCATCGGCACGTTTTGGTCATAAAGAGCTTGAGCGGATCGCTCAAAGAACGCAGGGTCATAAGCAACCTCAACCAAATTAAACTCACGGTTCAAATTAACTAAAAACGTTTCAATTTCAGCATAATCAAACATGACTCCCTCATTACGCCAAATTTTTGAATCAACATAAATTAAACCATCCTCATCAGCTTGACCCCAAACAACTGCAACAGAATCATGTTTAATCGCCATGTCAACACCAACATAAGTGGGAAGTGCCGGGTCAAGTTTTATATTTGAATCAGCAAGCTCAGACCAAAGACCATCAGGCAGCCAAGACTCATCCTGGGTCCGGGTCCACATATTGAGATGGTAGCGTTGAAACTCGGGGAGTGGCAAAGCGGCACGACGACGCCGTAAGTTTTCAATTGGCCACCAGCCACCATCAAGTGCTGGGTTTACTTTCCTCCAGGTTTCCTCACTTTCAAAGTCGTCTTTTTCATCAGGCTCCAACCAATAGAAATAAAAATCGGGATCCTTAGACTCACCCGATGCCTTACGCTTTCCACGCAAATAAAGACGACCACAAAGAGTGTCCAGGTCATAACCCGCAGTTGTTATATTTAAAATTAAAGAATCTTGACGCTTGGCTGTGTTATTAGATAAAACATAATGAACCCTTTGCAAGTTAGGCGTTGACCATTCGTGGACTTCATCAGCAATAAAAGCTGAGTTGCGGCCACCGTCAGCAGTTCCAGCTTTCGCAGCAACACGATAGACACGGCCCGGTCCATTTTTTACACCAATTGAGTTTTGATAAACCTCAGTAACACCTTTTAAATAAGGCGATTGTTCGCACATGCTCCGCATGTTTCCAAAAACAATATCGGCCTGCTCAAAACTTGCAGCAGCAACCGTAACTAAAGGCGAAACCGTACCGTTACCCAAGAGTTCGTAAAGACCAAGAGCAGAAATCAATGCAGATTTACCGTTTCCTTTTGGAACGCCAAGCAAAGCCTCACGATGACGTCGCTCTTTGTTTTCATTTAGTTCATACAAGTCATAAATTATTTTACGCTGCCATTGGTCCAGGCGGAACGGCTGACCATAGAAGTCACCCTCACCATGCACGCAGAAGTTCTCAATAAATTTGACGACACGAGCTCCACGAGTCTCAGGCAAAACAATCTTACTCATTCCTCCTCCAAAAGTTCAAGGATCCGTGGGTCAGTTGCCGGGTCATCGCTAGCATTTAACAAATCATTTATTGACGCAAGAGAAGTAGCAGCCTCACCAACAGCAATACCAAGCCGCTGGCGAGCCATTGGAGTTAAACCTAACTCATTCTCAAGCCTTAAAATTTGAGTTTCAAGTTTTAAAGCATGCTCCGCCAACGGGTTAGTTCTTATTTGACCAGTTGAACCACGAACAACTAATGACTTTTTAACAACTTTTTGAACCCTGGCGTATTGGTCATACATTCCAAACAGTCTCTCGACCGCAGGTAGGTCAACTTTTTGAGCAACACCAGCAACATCTGAGTCCCAATATTCGTACCAACGGTCCCTGGTTCCTTTTAACCAGCCACGAATTGGCTTAGGCGGCGAACTTTTTAACTCAGAATGGCCAGCAATAATCTGCAATTCACGAGATCGATGACCCTGAGCCTCATCCGCAGGCTTTGGTAAAGGTCCCCGTTTACCCATTCAAACCACCCTCCAAATGTTTTATTTCAACATCAGGATAAGCGGCAGCAAAACGATTAATAATTACATCAACATAAGCCGGGTCAAGTTCCACTGTGTAGCATTTACGACCAAGAGCATGAGCAGCAACAAGAGTAGAACCGGAACCAGCGAACGGGTCCAGGACAAGGTCTCCAGGCTTTGACGAATACATAATCGCCCGAGCCAAAAGCTCCAGGGGTTTCATAGTCGGATGGTCTTTATTATTTCTAGGCTTTGGAACATTCCAAACATTTGACGGACCCCAAACCATGTCGGCAACATTAAAGTAGCGGGATCCCTCAACAAACTCAGAATCAGAACGAGAAAACATCCCAAGACTAAGGTCCGCATTTTTGGCTTTATTAATATGGTCTAGGAACTCCTCAGCCTCAGCCTTTTCATTCAAGTCAACAGTTAAACTAAAACCCGAATCAAAAGTGTCAAGTTGAGCAGAACCCAAAGAACCAGCCTCAAGGTCATCCCAAACATTTGATATGTCTCTTTTACCAATAAAATAATGACTTTTACCTTCAGGCCATCCATACATAATCGGCTCAAAACGCCAATGAAAGTCTGAACGACCAAGAACAAAAGAATCCTTGACCCAAATAATATTTGATGAGTAATGCATTTTAGCGTTTGACCAAGCCTCAAAAACAGAACGAGTCGCAGCAGTTGCATAAAACATATACACCGCACCATCAGTAAAAGCATGAACTAAAGACAAAGCGTCATAAAGAAACTGCGTGAAATTAGCCTCGGCCATTTTATCATTTTTGATTGAACGCCCGTGGACATCTTTATAATCCACGTTATAAGGTGGGTCAGTCAAACATAGAACTGCGTTATTTTTAATTAACTTATAACTTGACGGTTCAGTTGCAGAACCACAAACAACAGTATGACCAGCAAACTTATAAACATCTCCAGGTTTAGTTTTTGGATCCTTTGGCTTTTCAGGAATCTCAGACTCATCAGGAAGTTCAGGCACGATGCCTAATAACTTCTCAAGGTCAGCTAAATCATAACCAGTAGCGTCAAGCATTGACTCATCAACAGCAACACGTTCAAGCATTTCAGCTAAAGCAGAATCATCGTAAGTGCCAAGGTCGGCGGTTCTATTATCAGCAAGAGCAAAAGCCTCAGAAACCGTGACATCCTCATCAACAACAGACGCAGCAATATGAGTCCATCCAAGTTTGATAGCAGCAAGCAATTGATGGTTACCTGAAATAACAATTAAGGAATCATCAGGCTCACGACGAGCAACGATCGGCTTACGCTGACCAAACTTCTCGTAGCTTTTAACAACAGCCTCCACATTTCCACGCCTTGGATTACCAGGCAGAGCTTTAAACAGCTCAATTGGCGTAGCAAGGTTTTTTAAGTCATCAATTATTTTATGTTTCACGGTTCCCCCTCATCAAAAAACACCGCACGACAACGCACGACTACAATACATAAAAAAAACAAAACTAAACAAAAACAATAACAACCCAAAAACACAAATAAACCTGAGCAAGAAAAAAGTGTTG